CTGACTTCTGCCGGGGGCTATGTACATGTACAGAGCAAGACGGACAAAAGAGAGCGTGAGGTTTTCAGCCGGCGCACCCCATAATATTCGGGGGTGAACGCCAAGCTTGTTGGCACGCATGTAGAACACTTCCACCCATGGGCAAAGGGGCAGCGAAAACCTTATAGGATTGACTTCGGTGCGTCTTGTACTGGAGGGTTGCAAAAGCAGGTAGTGGGGAACATTATGTAAGAGAGACAGTGAGGGAACAGGATCACTGGGGTGCTGACTGAAAGAAAGCGGGTATAATAGATAAACACTATCTATAAGTGTCACGTTTTTTTAACGTGCAAACCTTACTCGATTAAAACCTGTGAAATTGGTCGAGGGGAGGGGGGGTTTTATTTTAATTCGGAGTAGTTCCGTTTGCAACCGTCAACGGTGTGCAAAGGAAGAATCCGAACGCAAAATCATCCGAAACTGAGCGAGCGAATGGAAGATTGCTGGGCGTTGTGCTGTCGATACTGGAATAACCAATACGCACTTTTGAAGAATAAGAATCTACGGGTTCACGCAGATCTAACTGTGTAGTGGTATTACCACACGCAGGTCTACACAAACGACTATGATTCTCATTGTAGTGGGGAACGTCAACATTCGTACCACCATCTAAGGGGGGGGCACTATAAACATTGTTTCCGGTTCGGCGATAACTACCGAAATCAACATTAACGGTATCATTATAGATCGTAGAATCTGGGTATATTGGGTCACGGATCAAGCTCATTTTCTTGGGTGAGGTAGTGCCAAAATCAAAGACTTTGAACCTGATTCCACCCCTATTGTAAGCGTAACAAGCACCAATGAAACTAAAAAGATCTGAACAAAAGGTGTCTGTATGTCTAACATAAGAAGGGGTGACAAAGGTCTGGGCATCATAACCTATCGTAAAAGGTCTGAATGAAGTGACACCAGAGAAAGCGGCCGCAGTTGGATAAACAAAAGCTGTACGTTTCAACAATTGCAGCAAGCTAGAAATCGATTCTCGATGCAATATTTAGCAGCGGACAGTTCATCTAATTTTAAGGAAGAACCACCAATACTCTCATCAAGAATAATTGAATTGGGATTGGAACCCATTGTTTCAACATTCATTTGGGTGACGAAAGTGCCAGTAGCTGAAGAAGGTATATAAGGACAATTGCGAAGGGGTTTTGGAAAAGCAAATTCCAAGTCGTCACAACCAGACATTTCCATGAGAATTGGGACAGTAGAGGAAACTGTTGTTGGAGCAACCAAGGCATTAAGAACGTAAATGTATGCTGTACCATAAGGTTCGGTGATTGCTCTAAATGAGCGCACCGAAGTGTAAGGAAAAGTGAGGGTGAAAGAATTCCCATCGCGAATATCTATAATTTCCCTATGAAGGTAACCAGTTTGGTCAATTGTTGGTGGAGTAGCACCAGTGTAACCTGGGGCAAAAGCCACGCACAAACGACCAGAATGAAATTCCGTTTTCACCAATTTAAAGGTGATGCGGATTGAACCACGATACAGTTCGAACATCTGCGATATATAATTCACAGGTGTGCGAGCATTGTAATTAATGGTACTATCCGTTAAGGGTATCGAACCTAATGATGGGTATAAGGGTATAGAAGTGAGAAGACTGTCTGTGGGTAAGCTGGTAGTCCAATCAACTTTACTGAAATAAGCAGGGATTGATGTTATAAACTTTATGTTCATTTCATCAATATCGGTCCCTGCGAAACCAGGTAGAACTTCGACCTTATTGTCAGATCGAAGGGCTAAGGGCATGGCACCGTCAACTCCATCAGCATTGTTGGAGTACGGAAACATCTGAAGCATTCTCCTCTCCGCAACACCTTCATTTCGAGGATTAGACCAACCAAAATGGTTGGCTATGCCGGCTAAAGCATTTGTAGCCCAAGAAACAGGCGCTGCAACAGAAGAGAGCATTGGTATGGCTGACAAGGAACTTGCTACAGAAGAAGTCATTGTGAGAACGGAACCTATGGGACCAACACCTTTAGAACGCAATTCTTCGTCGGCAATATCGACGATTCGATTAGTGGCACGACGTGAATTAGCCTTAGTGTGTCGGACATTTTTCTTGGCTTGAGTTGAGAAACTTTGGTCAAGAGTTGGTGTTATTATTTCAATATCTTTGAATGAAGCCCAAATTGTATATTCAACACCCGAAGAAGTTCCAACTTCGACAAGGGGAGAATACACATGTAAGAAAGCAGCACCATGAGGTCCTACGCCATCCATAAGATTGTAGTGTGTAGTTGGAGAGACATAAGGAATTTCAAGAATAGCTTCGGTGTCACTTCCTGCATCGAGTTGAACATTAGGCAATTGTGTGAGTGTCACAAGATTTGAGGTCCGACTATAAGGTCTCATTCCGGCCACATTCCCTTGGGGTATATAAGACATTATCAACCTGCCCTGTTGGAAGCGAGTCGCATTGACTTGCAATCGTAGGACGATTGTGGCTCTAAAAGCAAAGAAGCCAGATATCTTTTGTAGAAAGAGGGAATCTGTAAAGAGTTCTTTCGGTAAGGACATAGCTGCCATTTGATAAGTGGAAGAATTGGTCCAGGTCCCATAACGTAAAAATATAGGTTTTTGTAGAAATGTAGTTAGATTTTGTTGGAAATGCGTATCTGCTCCAGAAGTGAGCACCGAATCCAAAGAATGAATTTTATCCATCTTGGAAACAGCGACAGTGGGTTCTTTAGCAGTACGCATTATAGTAGTTTCATTGGGCACAAGTTGCTCGTTTTCAGACACGAGCTGTCTATCAGATTGAAAATTATTAGGGTTAGCAAGTCGGTTTTTAGGTAGAGATCCTGACTTAGGAATCTAAACCGTACTCCTGGTCCCTGGGTATTGGTGTTTCTCCGCGCCACCCTGGTAGTAAATGTAAAAACATAGGCGCTATAATATGTAAAGCAATTCAAGAAGTTTTAAGAAAGGAGATTTATATACAAAGTGAAAGATCATATACATAAGTTTTGGGTATACAAGTTTAACGACATTGAGGTCAGTGCCAAAGCACGTATTTACCAAACTGATTCGGTTTGGCTAAGGATTTGGACGAGGGTAGAACGGTCAGTAACTTCAGGAAGATGATTTAACAATTCCTTAAAAGCTCTGATAATAATGGGAGCATCACGTTCAAAAGCAAGAATACCGTGATAAGAAAGTTCTTGTAAAGCCATAGAAACTTTGTCAAGAGTAATTTGTTTAGCACGAGCGCCAGACTTAGTCCAGTTGAGAGTTTCGTGTAACGATTCAATATTCCAAGGGGCAACAATTCGGTCAAGGACGGACTCATAACGGAAAGTGCGTTTGAGGAAGCTGACTTCAGAGATGGTACGCGTATCAGCCACTTTTTCGGTCTTTTCTTCACTTGTATAAGTGAAACCAAATTTAGCAAGTTCTTCAGTAATGGTACTTTGATTGAAGACTTCAATAGCATCAGGAGCAACATTAAGAACATTATCATCACCGTAAGCGATGGCGAAGACATTCTCATTGTATTTAGAAAGAGAATCGGCAGCAAAATTGTGCTTGGAAACCCAAGACATTCGCATAACAATCTGAGTGAGCAGAGAATTGATAATGGTCGTAAGGACATGACCACTGGGGAGAGAATGTTGCCACTCATAAATAATATCACCACAAATATGGCGAGAATTGTAAACTTCTAAAAACAAAGTTTCACGAATAAGAGCATTCACAGGTCCATCATTGTACCATTGGTTTATGATACGACAAATAGCAATGTGAATTTGGTTCAAATGGGAACTATCGTAGGCGGTGAAATCACCAGCAACGACATGAGGGCCGAGTGCTTGAAGAGAATCATGGAGAATTTGCCATTCATGAGAGAAACAATTAACACCGACGGCTAAACCATTGGCGATGCGATTTTCCATGCACCACATAGAGAAGTCCAAGAAATACTTGCGAGTAAGAATCACAAGGTCGAGAGGAGCAGCGGAAACAAGGCGAGTTTTGCCTTGTTGGGCTTTTGGAATTTTCCGAATTTCATCCTTAAGAACATCCATGTAAACAAAGTTGCCACGGATTCCTTTTGCTAAATTCTGTTCAATAACAGCAATATCAGCAAACAATTTGATACAAAGATCATTAGTTAGATCATAATCTTGGTCATTGCCGAAGAAATATTTCTTTCCACC